CCGGCTTCAGAGGTCAATTCATCTACGGAGCTTCGGAAATCGGCCGGGGTGCCACCCTTGGCCAGCGTGTCGGAGAGCACGTCGCGGATCTTCGCGATCAACCGCTGGTCGCTGACACCCGCCACCGTGAAAGCATCTTGCCGGTACTGCCGGGTGAGCCCGTCGAAGACATCCCGCGTCACCGGCGTCAGATTGCGCAAATAGCTGATAGCGCCTTCGGCCGGCACATCGAAGCTGAATCCCGCGTTGAAGGTATCGCCCTGGGCGTCGTCCTCCGCGAAGCGCACCAGCCGCGAGCTGGTGGCCAGGCGCACCGGGCGCCGCGCCTTTTTCAGGCCCACTCCGACGATGTGCAGCCGTCCCATCAGGTTGGCTGCGGCCAGATGATTCGCCAGCAGATCGCCCAGGCGCGTCTGCACCGCGTGATCGCGCGGCGTCGAATGGAAGCGGACAGCCACTCTACTGGCCACCGTCCGGCCTGGTTACCGCCGCGATCTCCCGCACACGCTCTTTGAAGAGGCCTTCCGCCTCCGTTTGCAACTGCCCAAAGAGCTTGTCGTACTGCGCCATCTCCGCGCGCATGGCGGTCTCGACCTGTGGTTCGGAGAAGGTCGTGGTGGAGCGATCCGTAAGGGCGACGGAAGGCGCGGTCGCGTTGGGCACCATCTCCTGATCTTCCGTCTCGCCCGGAGTCAACGGCCGGTCATAGCGATCTGAAACGTAGCCAACCGTGAATTTCTTGCCCATGCGCTGCAAGCCGGAGTCAATCGTCAGCGCGAGTTGGAGATCCTCAGCCTCTTCCAGGTCAAATCCCCAGAACGGCATCGGCGCCTGAGGCCCGTAGTTCCAGAGCACAAGGGGCTTCACGAGCTGCTGGTTGATGACGGACTGCAAGCTGCGGCAGAGCTCGACGGAGCGTTTGTCCAGCGTATCGGCGTGGGTCTGGCCCTGGGCTCTTGATCCGCCGCCGCCTTCATTCCCGAAGCTTGTCAGCGTCTCGCCCATGGTTCTCCTGGCGATGGAGTACTGCATCGCCTGGTAGAAGTGCTCGTAGACCTCCGGATTCTGACTGCGCGCGATCTTGAGAAGCTCCTGGTCGTACTCGAAGCCTTTGGGCACCGCGACGGCCACGTTGTCGATGATGGCCTGGGCGATGTTCACCGCCTGCTGGCGCTCGGAGGCATTGTCCGGGTCGTTGTAGTGCACTACGGCCGTGCCTGGCCCCTTCTCGGCGTACTGCATCCAAAGGCGCTGGATGTTGCGCTTGAACCAGCTCGGCCAGAAGACAGCCTTGAGCAGCGGCCGTCCCATCCGGTTGCGGCTGCGCTTGCGATAGCTGAAGATCAAGAACTTCTGCTCGGGAACAAGCTGGCCTGTCGAGGCCCAGGGATTGTCGAGCAGTTGCAGCGGCCCGACTTGCGGATAGAAGCGGTCGCCAAAGAGGAAAAGCTCCTGGGGGCAATCGCTGATGTCCACGAGCGATGCCTGCCCCATCGAGGTATCGAAGATCATCTCCTGCACGCTGAAGCCGTAGCCGGGCGCGTCGAGCACGCAATCCAGCACCGCGTGGAAGTCCAGCTTGCCCAGCTCCCCCTCGACGAACTCCTTCACTTCCTGGGCCAGAGGCGATTCATCGCGCGGCGCGGGGTAAACGCTGCGGTCGCGCTCCAGCACCGAGAGCTTGAGCGTGTCCAGGCAATTGGCCACATCCTCGTCCTTGTCCTCCAGCTCGCGGTAGTAGGCCATCGTCTCCGGCTGGTTGTACATCATCGCCGCCCAGATCGCCGTGGGATTGCGCGTGCCGCCAAAGGCCAGAGTGTTGCGGTAGAGCGAGATCTGCGCGAGGTAGGAGCTGGACGCCGGAATCATCTCGCCCTTGGGCGGCAGCGGCGGAACGGCGGGAATCTTTTCGTCGGCCATCAGAGGTACCCCTTCATTTGCGAATAAGACGTGGGCGTGTCCGGAGTCTGAACCCCGGAGAGCAGGCATGCGCCGCCGTCTCCAGCCAGGTCCGCCAGCGCCTTGGCCCAGAAAGCATCAGCATGGGCAAAGAGCTTCTTCTTCACGCCGCCAGCCACGGCCGTGTCCACCTCGATGCGCGGCGCGTCGAAGGTGACGCCGCTGGGCGTCGCCTGGCGCTTGATGGCCTGGAGTTCGGCGCGAATCTGCAGATCGTAGGGAAGGCGGCTGCGCTGCTGCTCCAGGCGCTTCTTGATGCGGATGGCCAGGTCGGTCTTCATCTTCACGCCATCATCGTTCGAACCGCCGAAGCTGACGCCCATCAACCGGCCCTCGTTCTCCAGATTCAGCAAGTCGAAGAGGCCCACGCCCATGCCCGTCTTGTCGATGGCACTCCGCGAAGTCATGCGCACAATCGGATTCAGCCTTTTGCACTGTTCGGGGAAGCTCATGGCGTGCAGCTTGATGACCGCGCGGGTCCAGGCCACGTCGCCAATCTTCTCGTCGAGCCAGAGGCAGGTGGCGTCGTGATCCCGGCCCACATCGATGCCGCTGTAGAGTGATCCGCGCGGGTGGAAGTCGGGAGGAAGATCGATCGTCGCCCCAGCATCTTCGCAGGCCGAGATCAGGTCCAGCGTCAGCCAGGCCCCGGTGGACTTGAGGAAGATACAGCAGAACTCCTGATTCCAGGTGTCGTCGTCGTTCAGGCCGCGGCGCATCTCCTCGATGTTGATCGGACAGCCCTCGGCCACGGCCAGGTGCACATCCACCCAATGGCCGCTCCAGCCGTCCACCTTCACCGGCAATTGCGATGGCGCCACGCCCAGGTCGAGCCCGAGCTGGCGGGCGATGTCGTGGAACTTGCCCTGTTCGCCGTTGGGCGTCGAGAGCACGCGCAGTTTGTGCCCCAGCGCCACCTGGCGGAAGACGGCCGCGAAGATCGCGTAGCTGTCTTCGTGATGCGCGAACTCGTCAAGAATGGCGTTGCCGGGGTAGCCGCGCGCCGTGCGCGGGTTGGCGGGCAGAGCGATGATGCGGCTGCCATTGGGGAAGGTGATGCGCTGCTGAATACCCTCGATGCGCCCGAAAACGTCGATGAAGTCTTCGTCGGCGTACATCCGGGCCGTGCCACCCATCAGCTCCAGGTTCTTCTGGCAGGTCTCAATGAACTCGGTAGACTGCGCCTTCGAGGCGCTGAGCACCGTCCAGGTGGCGTTGGCGTGTTCCAGGCAATCGAAGATCGCCTCCAGGCCGGTGGCGTAGCTGAAGCCGATGCGGGCCGATTTCACGGCGCACTTGAAGCGGGTGTGATCGTCCACCCAGCGCTGCTGGTAAGGGCGAAGCTGAATGACGGGAGGAAGTTTGATTTCAGGCATGAGGAGCCGCCGGATTCTCGACCGGCGGCAGCCCGAAGACCCTCTCACGCAGGCGGTTGATGTCGGCGACGGTCAGTTCGCCCTTTTGCAGCTTCTTGGCCGCGCCCTCGGTTTCGGCTTCCAGCTTCTGGCGTTGGAGAGTCTCGCGCTCTTCCAGCACGCGCAGCTTGCGCGCATCCACTTCCACGCGCTTGGCTTGCAGCTCCACTCTCTGCAAACGCGACATGGTGAGCGAAAGCAGGTTCAGGCCCTCCAGGAACTTCGCCTGGTCGCCCGGCCCTACCTTCTGCATCAGCGTGAAGACCTGGTCGCGCATGGCGTTCATCACGGCCGCGTTGGACTCGGGCAGATCATTCCCGGCGAAAGCCCCGGCCCATTCGCGAGCCTTGGCGCTTTCCGCCAGCACTTGAGCTCGCACCTGGGCCACGCGCAGGTCAAACCAGCGCTGCAGTGTGGATTTGGCCAGGCGCAGATCCGGGAAGAGATCCAGGCTGCCGGTATCCACCAGCTCCCAGTCGATGAAGCCCCCTCCGTCTTTTTCCCATTCGGCGCTGTAAGGCCTGGCCGATTGCTCCGAAATCTCCACCCAGGTCCGTCCCCGGTCATAGAGCTGCTTGATCGCATCCTGCGCAGACTGCGGCAGGCGGTCGATCTTGAGCGGCTGCTTGGACTTCCGCGCTTCTCCGGTTTTGGGTCTGGGTTTGGTCATCGTCTCTCGGGCCTAGTTGAAAAGCACGTCGTCGTTGGAGCGGCCCGCGGTGACAAAGCGCAGCCCGGTGGCCGTGAGCGCGAGCTGGCTCAGCTCCACGCGGCCGGTGAATTCGTTGGTGGCCCGCTTGAAATCGAGGTAATCGAGCACCGCGAGATCCTGGAGCAGGGTGAGCACCTGGTCGCGGCCCAGCGTCTGCCCCATCTTCTGCAGCACGGCCCACACCTCGAAGTCATCCATCCGCGAAAGCTGGTTTTCGTGCCCCTCCCTCACCAGCTTCAGGATGATGCCTCTGCGCCGCCTCGCCTGAATCAGCCTACGATCCGCTTCCATCGCGTCTTCCTCCATCGGCGCTGCCCAGACTCATCCGGATAGCGTTTACTGACCTCGTCAAATCCTGCAAAGTCTCATCCTGCCGATCAAACCGCTCATACATGCCCGGAAATTCCTGCGCCGCGTAGATGGCCAGCCGCTCCACCTGCTCGGCCTGGCGGCTGCCGTGATCGGCCAGCCGGGTCAGCGCATCCGCCGTCCGCCCGCTCGCCTCGGCGCTCGAATGCACCCCGCTGGCCACCAGGCTGAAACTCTCCCGGACGGTCGCGGTCATGCCTTCCAGGAACTTGCCGACCACAAACAGGGCCACGATGGCGATCAGAAAGGCCGGCCCCCAGCCTTGCAGCAGCGCGAAAGCCCGGTCCGGCTGGCTGGTCATGATGTTGTAGGCCCCCAGAACGATAGCCGCCCCGCTGGCCCCGCCCATCACGATGCCTATATGCCGGAGCCAGCCAAACCGGAACCCCGCCTCGACTCCCACTTTCGGCACCGAAACCCCGCTCAAGTCCAATGTCGTCACTCTGCCCTCTCGCCTCAAGTCCTGAACGGGCCGACGTGGAAGAATAAAGCCCCTACACGCCCCCGATTCCGTTTCCAGGTACATCCGAGCCTTCCAGCCGTCCGCGACGCCCCAGAGGCCCTTAAAACGCATCTTCGCCTTTTCTCCGCCTTACGAGCCCAGAACCGCCCAGGCGAAACAGGGATTCCGGCCGCCCCGGCCTCCACAACTGGCCAGCCAGACAGCCAGGGCGAAGAACAGCGCCAGCCAGAGCCAGGGCAGAAGCTGCGATCTCCGAATTCTCCCCATCGTCAGACCCTCCATCAGCAAGCCCTGGACAGAAGGCAGCCGAGCGAGACGCCGACCTTGGTCCCGTCAAACATCGTTGCCCCCGCCTTCCTCCACCACGGCTTGGGAGTGAAGTACAGCTTGGTCAAATCGTCAGCCACCCGCTTGCCGTCGCCGGTCATGCCCTGCATATTTTCCGTGGTCCCGGCCAAAGCCAGGCTCAGCCGGTCCACGTTGTTAATGGTCCGGTGAATGCTTTGGTCCTTGAGCAGGGCGTCCAGGTCGTAACCACTGGCCGTGTAGGCTGCCAGCAGCGGTTGCGCGGCGGCGATGGCGCGTTCCCCTTCGCCCAGGGTGTCGGTGGCAGCGTTGAGCGTCTCTGTGGCTGCGTTGGCCGTTCTTGTGAGCGCGTCGGAAGTCTTTCCGAGCGAGTTGACTGTCCCCTGCAAGGCAATCTGTGTGTTGTGCAAGTCAGTAGAGACAGCGCCGTTTTTCTTTGCTGCTGCCTCAACCTGCCCCAAAGTGCCGCGCAGCGTATTCAGAGTGATGGAAGACTGAGCCAGCAGCCCGCAGTCTTTTGCGTTATCCACGGTAAGGAGCTGGCCTTTGATTGGCGTACAGGGCCGGTTAACGTTGGCCAGCGTGGCCGTCACGCCCAGAACCGTTTGCCTCGTAGTGACTTGGGTCTGGTGAGAATCCCAAGCGAAAAACGCAGCACTGCCGGCAACCGCCAAAAGGCAAACTGCCCCGGCGATACGCTCGGCGATTTGGGCTTTCACGTCCAGATTCATCATGGCCTCAAACTTCCATCGGCTTGAATTCGATAAGCCAGGCTCTGCCAGTCCTCATGCGTCTTCGCGGCTTCAATCAGCCGCCACAGAAAGCCCGTGTGGGGATCGACCGCACCATACTTTTCCCAGCTCTTCGCGAATGCCCGCTTGACTCGCTCTTCCTCGTCCATCTCGGCCTCAAAAAGCGGGCGGATGCCCCGTTAAAGCATCCGCCAGGGGGTGGGGAACTTTGCGTCCGCGGCAAACGGCTTGGTTGAGCCGTTTGCCGCATATTAGGCGGGGACGGGGCTCGTGCCGACGCTTGCCTTGCTCGTGCTGGCCGCCGGGGTGAAAGCGTTCAAAGCCGCCACCATCGAGTTGACAAAGGTGGTCACGCCGGCCGTGCTGGTGGTGATGCCGTCCTTGGCCAGCAGGGGAGTCAGGATCGGCTCGACCGTCGCGACCACCGAAGCCAGCTTGGCCACGCCGTTCGAGGCACCGGCGGCGGCGTTGACGCCCGCGGCCTGGGCCGTGGCGATGGCGGTGAGGGTTGCCTGGACAGCCGGCAGCAGCGACGGAGCGTAGGCTGCGATAAACGGCTCGGCGGCTTTGCCGGCGTCTTCCACCACAATCTCGGCGACGGGCTCGGCCTTGGCAAAGTCGTTCTTGATGTCGGTCCCGATCTTTTCCAGCCAGGTGATGACTTTGTTCGACATGGGTTTCTCCTCAATTCTCGGTTGATGGTTGAAAGGTGGGGGCCGGCGGCGCGACGACCTCAGGCGTCGAAGGGCGCGGCTGGCGCGTTCCCAGAAAGGCTTGCAGGCTGTTGTACAACCAGGCGTACCAGACGTTGTTTCCAAAACTCGACGGATGCGGCATATTGGCGACAACCGCCACCGCGAGGAGTCCGGCGATGGCCGTAAACTCCGAACTCCGGCTTTGGATGTAGGAGCCCAGGCTCATGTGGCGCTTCCCCGCCACAGATCAAATTCCGCCCCGCGCCGCGCCTTCAATGCAGCGATTTCACGCCCGGCGGCGTGGTCCCAGGTCAGCAGTTGACGCCCGGCCGCTTCATAGAGCCCAGAGTTCAAATCTTTCAGCAGGGTCGAAGACTCCAAACGTCCCGCGCCCAGGTTGAAGACAAAGTCCACCAGGGCGTCGAACTGGCCCTGCGTCAGCGGAACTTTCACCAGCCGCTCCACCGCTCCTTCTGCGTCGTCCACGTCGCAAGAAAGGATGTGCTCGGCCAGAGGTTCGGTGACTCCGTCCGGAAAGCTATTGGGATGCATCTGGCGATGGCCAAAACCGATGGTGGCCAGGCCATTCAAGTCCAGATAGGTTCTGCCCCGGAAGCCCTCCGACGTTTTGAGCAGCTCCATTCCGGCCTTGCTGAATTCCATTGCCCGGCTCCCTTGTTCGAATCCGGGCAGGGAGCGTGCGGGCTCCCCGGCCGGATTCTGCTCTGGCTGCACCGCACTGGTCTCCTTTCGGGGAACAACAGTGGGGGCCATCAGTGGACAGAATAGGGCGCTACTACGCAACGGAGGGAGATATCCGGAAGAGCTGATTTATAAGGGGAAGATGAGATACGGCACGGCGAAGAAGAGCGTTGCCGCACGGCATGGGAGTTATGCTCGAATCATTTTAAACAGGTAAGCGAACAATGCGCCAGCGAAATGGAAGACCGCCAGCGCGGCCGAGACTCCGAAGAAGACGGCCCAGAAGATGCCGCGAGTGGACAGCGGCGGCGGCGCGGTCGCCAGAGGAGCCGTTTGCGGCTGGCGCACACGAACCGGAGCGCGGCGCAGCTCGGCCGCCTGGCGGCAAAAAACATGCTCGTTCAGCCCAATGCCCACCGGCTTGTCGCAGATTTTACAGTTCGCCATGCGTTTGCTC